AACCACTTCGGTAACCCAGATCACTACGACAGCCACACCCGCCGAGATAGCGGACACCGACCTGAATACGGCCATCACCATTGTAAACAATGTTAAAGCCGCGCTGGCTTCGCCGGTGGCCGTGCTGATCACCAGTTTGATACCCGGTACAGTTGACGATGCTATCCGCGAACAGCTGGTAAACGACCTGCCTGTTTTGGCCGCGTCTTTAGCCAACATAAAAACCGTGGTTGACAGCGCCGATAAATCAGCTGTGTTTAACGACATCCTCGCGCAGATCAGGCTTTCGCCTAATTTGGATATGGACGCGTTTGAACACGCGCTGGCTGCACGGATACTCACCAAAATTTCAACTGGTGGCGTAACCTGGAGCGTGGCAGTTATGGCGGTGGAATATTTCCTTAAAAACCTTTTTAAAGCTTCACCTGCTGCCGATGCCGTTGCCGCACCGATAGTAAATACAGCCGCCGCGGTGGTTGATATTGCTAAGACAGTAGCAACCGATGTAAACGCTTCACCAGGTGTGCAAAGCGGCTTACAGGACGCTCAAAACTTAGTTAACGAGGCACAAACAATAGTTAATCAATAAAAAATACCCAACTGGCAGTCAGGCTAAACACCAAACACAGGGGATTGTAACCGAGACAGGTACATAGCACCCAAAACACATAAAAGAGCCGGGGACTGCCGGTTGGTTAAAAAATTCAATACGATGAAATTACAGGAAAGAATTATTACCCTATTCGACACTCACCCGGCGGTTGACGTGTTTTACATGACCAGCGACGAACAGTTTTTCGCACAGAAAGAACATGCCGAAGCGCAGGCGCAGCGGCTTAAAGTACGCGGTGTGGCAATGATCACCCGCGACGAAGTGGCAGTGCTAAAGGCACAGATCGAAGTGGGCGACCCTACGTTAAAACACCCCGATTCAACTACTGAATTAACAGCGGAAGAACTGGCGCAGCAACTGGTTGATGACGCGGCTTTACAGGCGACGGTAAATAAGCAATTGGAGATAGGTGCCGATGCTGCTTCAACTGATGCTCCTTCAAACGATGCTGCTTCAACTGATGCTGCTTCAACTGATGCTGCTTCAACTGATGCTGCTTCAACTGATGCTGCTTCAACTGATGCTCCTTCAAACGATGCTGCTTCAACCGATGCTGCTTCAACTGATGCTGCTTCAAACGATGCTGCTTCAACTGATGCTGCTTCAAACGATGCTGCTTCAACCGACGCTGCTTCAACCGACGCTGCTTCTGCTAAAACAAAAAAAAATCAACCCGTAAACGATAACACCGCTCAATAATGAGAGTAGTACCATCAGTAACCGTTACCCCTGCCGCCAGTATTGGCGGTATCAACCTGAATTTACAGGATGGCATTTGCGGGGTTGTACTTACCGGGGCCGGTACCGGGATGCTGGGGCTGTTAACGCCGATCATGGTATTGTCGTTAGCTGACGCGATCAGCAAGGGCGTTACGCAAACCGCCGAGCCGGAAGCCTATAAAACTGTAAAAGAGATTTATAGCGAAGCGCCGCCAGGCTCACCGTTTTACCTGATGCTGGCTGCCAATACCAGTACGCTGGTTAGCTTGCTCGACATCACCAACGCCAACGGCGCTAAAAAACTGGTTGACTTTGCCAACGGAAATTTACGCGGCTTAGTCGTTATGCGTACCCCTGCCGGTGGTTATACCCCTGCAACTGATGAGTTTGTGGATAGTGACGCGCATTTGGCTATGGCTAACGCGCTGGCCTTTCAAAAGGCTTACTTTGCCGCTCATACGCCGTTGCGTATCGCCCTGGGCTTCCGTGTGGCGGATGCTACGAGCGACACCATTTACGACCCTTCATCAGCCGGTAATAACGCTGTGCTGCCGGTAATTGGCGATACAGCTAATGGCGGCCTCGTTGCTATGGGTATCATCCTCGGCAAATTCGCCGCCACTACAGCCGAGATCAACATCGGGCGTAATAAAGATGGCGCTTTAAATATCAATAACTTTTACATCGGCGCTGAACAGATCACGCCGCCATCCGACGGCAGCCCGTGGTTCCAGGATATAAACGCCTTGATAGGTACCGGCTACTGCACGGTAACCACGTATCCAAATGGCATTGCGGGGTATTATATCAGCGACGACCCGCTGGCCACTAACGCCGACGCAGACAATGTAAATAACCTGGCTGATGGGCGCATACAGGATAAGGCCGCAATTATCGCTTATAAAACCTACATAAGGGAGTTAAAGGATAACGTGGACATTAACGCCGACGGCACCATGTCGGCCATATCGGTTAAATACCTGGAAGGGCAAATATTCAACAATATAAACTTAAACATGGGTTCGCAGATCAGCGGTAACCCGGTGGTTTACATCGACCCTACACAGCTATTTAATGCCGGGCCTGTGCAAATAGAACTGGGCGTAACCCGTAAGGGCTGTTTAAGGCAAATTGACGTACTGTTAGCATTATCATAAGGAGATAAAAAATGTTTAATTCACAAGAATGCGCCTGGAGCGACCAATCTTTCCAACTATTCGGGGTGACCACCGATAAGCTTATCGGCCTTAAGTTTTCAAAAAAGCAGGCTAAGGAAGCTATATACGCCGACGGTGACGAGCCGGGCGGCATACAGTCGGGCAATAAATCCTACGAAGGTTCTATCAAGGTTCTAAAGGGCCAGGTGGATGCGTGGAACGCTGCGGCTATCGCTGCGGGCTACGACGATATTTTGGATATACCCGCCGTAGCCGTTAACGGAACGGTTGTTTACCGGGCCGCTTATAACAGGCCGCTGGCGGGCTGGAACCTTTCGGCTATCGCTTTTACCGAACTACCCTACGGCTGGGAACAAGGCGCGAAAAGCATGGAACTGGAACTGCCCATTATTTTTTTAGGACTTAAACCAGTAGTATAAAAATGAACACCAAAAAGATACAGCCGCGTAAGGCGGCAGATGTTACCCCCGAAGTGATCAAAGCCTGGAAAGAAGCGCACCCGCGTGGCATTTGGCAGGTGAGCATTGACGGCGACGACCCCGCAGATAAGGAAGCCATTAAAACCGGCTACCTGCGTAAGCCGTCGCGCGAAGAGCTGGCCTCGTTCATGACGTCGAAGGATGCAAACCCGCTGGACGTAGCCGAAGGGTTGCTGCGCGATTGCTGGCTGGGCGGCGACGAAGAGTTGCTGGACGATTTTGATTATTTCCAGGGCGCGGTAACGCAGTTCCAGGAGTTGATGAAAGTGAGGACAGGCGAAATAAAAAAGCTTTAGACGAGGCATCCGGAAAAGAGGATGACAACTGGATGGGCTATGTGGAAACGCAGTTCGCCTATTATCTGCCCAACGTGGATACTTCGTCGTTAAGTGACCATCGTTGGGCAGAAATGTATAAACAGCTTGCCGAAATACGGCAGCGCGAAGCAAAAACAAACCCTTTTAAAGGGCTTTAAAACGGTGTTTAAATGAATATTGTTGAATTTGTTGTAAAGGTAAAAGACATGGGGTCGGCTGCGCTGAAGCAATTCGGCGCGTCGGGCACACAGGCCTTTACAAAAGTTCAGGAGAGCATGGATAAGCTTAGCGGCAGATCAAATACGCTGAAGCAATCCATTAGCGACATCGACCGCAAACTGGCCGAACTCACCAAAACCCGCAGCCTTAGCCTTGATGGCAGCCAGGTAGACCGCATCAACAAGCAAATGGACACCCTGCAAGCCAAAAAAGACAGGCTCACAGGCGGCAGTTCAGGCGGCTTAAGCAGTTTTTTCCGCACTGGGATGGCTATTGCCGGTATCGGCAGTTTAGCCTTTTTGGGTAAGGACATTATGCAGGCCGGTATTGAGCGGCAAATGAACAGCACTGCGCTGCAAACCCTTTTGGGGCAAAACGCAGGCACCAGGCTAAACAGCCAGCTGCTTGACTTTGCCAAACGCAGTATTTACGGCAACGAGGTATTTAATGAAGGTAAGCTGATGGCCGGTTCGGGCATCAAGGCCAATAATATCATGCCTGTTTTGAACATTATCGGCGACATAGCTATGGGCGACAAAGAGCGGATGAAATCGCTTGCACTCGCCTTTAGCGAAGCGTCGACCCGTGGCTCATTGACAGGCATAAACGAACGCATGTTTTTGCAGGGCGGTTTATTCAACCCGCTTGAACAGCTGCATAAAATGACCGGCGAAAGCCTTCCAGCCCTTAAAAAGGACATGGAAAAAGGTAAGATCGGTATTGATATGCTGGTAAAGGCCATGCAGTACGCCACCGGCCCGATGGGGCGCTGGCATGACATGATGCAAAAAATGCAGGAAACGCCAGCGGGTAAGTGGACGGCATTCACCGGCACCATGCGGACGCTGGCCGGAACGATAGGCTTAGAATTGTTGCCCGTATTGGGCGCTTTAACCGACGTTTTGCAGGGCTTAATAGGCAACCCCGACGCGCTGTACGTAACCGCTAACGCGATTGGTGCCATGGCTACCGCCTGGGGTATTTATTCGGTGGCCGCAAATTGGGCAGCCATACAAACAGCCGCGTTAGAAGCTTTGGCTTACTGGCCGGTAGCCGCAGCCATAGCCATAGGAATAGCTGTGGTTGATATCGTTGGCAGTAATAACACGATGGTTGACAGCACCGGCAAAGCGGTAACCGGCATGGCGGTTTGGGCCGACAGGTTAAAGGTTACCTGGAAAGACACCTACTATGTGCTCGAAACTGTGTTTTTGGGCATTGCCAGCGTTTTTGAACGGCTTTGGAACGTGATAAATGCGGGTAAGGATGCAAAGAACCCCGTGCAATCTGTAAAAGCCCTGTGGCACGCCTTAACAGGCGATACAGATGCCGACAAAAAACTGGCTAAGATCAAAACCGCGCACCAGGACTGGCTATACATACACCAGGCACAAAATGAGGGTTACACCCTGATGGGCAAAGATGGCAAGCCCGTTAAAAGCGGGTCGTCGGCACTTACGGGCCTTTTGAATGGCGGTAAATATACCCCTGATGGGGCAACAGGTGGCGCAAGCCCGGCAGCTGCTACCAGCGCGGCTATTTCGGGCGGCGGTGTGCGCAACATCTACATAAACGTGGCTAAGTTCCAGGATAAAACAGAGATACATACCATGAACCTCGACCATGCCACGCCGCAGGTGGAACGCATACTGGAGGACATGTTTGAACGGGTTGTAAACAGTGCCGCGACGGCTTTAAACTAATATGGGCGATATACAACCGAATATTTTTAAGGTGCAGGATATTTTCCTGCAACTATACGGGAATATCCCGCCGCATATTGACGAGTTGCCCACGCAGCAAAATACCGATAACCCGAATACGGTAAATAACCTGTATTCAAAGCGTACCACCACTTTAAAAGGGTCGCCGCTGTATGGGTTAAGCGATGTGATCGGGCGCGAAGTGTTCATGCCCCTGCAATTTAAAGCAGGCGATAACCTCTACGATTTTCCTTACTCCATCGTGGGGCTAAGGTCGAGAATAGAAATGAAGTCGACGCCGATGATCGAACGCGGCGGCTCGGTGATTGAGGAAATGGGCGCAGGCCCGTGGGAAATTTCGGTTAAGGGGTTTTTAATGAACCCTGATGGCCAATTCCCCGACGATCAGCTGGACGCGATAAACCAGCTATACAAATACCGGCAGCCGCTGAACATGATCTGCGCGTTAACCGACTTGTTTTTGGAGTTGAGCGACCAGGTGATGATTTCGAGTTTGGAGATACCCCCAAAGCCGAAAGTTATAGGCGTAAGGGATTTTGTGATGACGGTGGTGCAGGATAGTATTTTGGATTTATATAGCGTAGAGTAATGTCGTTTAAACTGCAATGCCTGGTAACCATTGGAACGCTGCAAATAAGGGGCGGCATACACGAGGCCTCGAAAATAAAGCGCAGCGTAAAGGAAATTGTGGACACGGCCATGCTGAAAATACCGGCGATAGGCCGCATCAACAAAGGCAGTGATTTGCCGACCACCAGTATTGAAACATCGAAACTGTGGACGGAAGGCGACAAGGTGACGATACAGTTAGGGTACAACGGCGATCTGCGTACCGAGTTTATGGGGTTTGTAAGGCGCGTAACCGCGTCGGTGCCGGTGGAAATTGAATGCGAAGGCTATGCCTGGCAATTGCGCCGGGTGAGGCTGCTTAAAAGCTGGAAAACGGTGTCGTTAAAAGACTTTTTAAAAGAGTTGATAGTAGGTACCGATATAACGCTAAGCCCGTTCATCCCCGACATGCAATTGAGCAACCTGACCATTAACCACGCCAACGCTTTAAAAACGCTGGAGTACATTAAGGAAAAGCTGCATTTGTCGGTTTATTTCCAGTTCAATGTTTTGTACGTGGGTTTGGAAGAGGGCATCCCCGGCAACCCGGTGAAATACCGTTTGGGTTGGAACTGTGTAAGGGATGATAATTTGAAATACAGGCTGGCGGCTGATACGCAGGTACTGGTAAGGCTGGTAACCGGCAAAGGCAAAAATGCAAAACGCACGCTGATAGAGGTTGGCGACCAGGGCGGCAGCCTGGTACAAAAATACATTGCCAATGTAACGGACGAAGCTACTTTAAAAAGCATAGCGAACGACCTGTTGCAAAAAGCAAAATACACGGGCTATGAAGGCTTTATCAGCGGCTTTTTACAGCCTTTTTGCCAGCCGTGCGATACGGCGGTAATTATTGACAAGCTTTACGATGTGATGGGCGGCAGCTGCTTTACCGAAGGAACTGAAGTTGATTTTACCATGCACGGGGCCACCAGAAAAGTACACGTAAGCAGGGCATTAAGCACATGACTATAAAATCGCAAAAAATAGCCGCACGGCTAAGGGAAATAGCAACAGCTTTCGGGCCTGAATACTTGCTGGATGGCGTGGTGGACGAAGTGGATACCGAAGCTTACACCTGCGACGTGGAGATGGACGATGACGGCAGTATAAAATATGGTTGCCGCCTTCGGGCATTATCAACCGGCAATAAAAGCATTGATGTGCTGCCCTCGGTAGGCTCGGCGGTCGTGATCGCCAAAATGGGCGGTGAAGATTACCTGGTGCTGGCCTGCGACGAGATAGACAGCTACCGGGTTACCGTTGGCGCGATGGTTTTAACCATTGATGCGAACGGTTTAGGGTTTAGTAATGGCGGGGATAGTTTAAAAGCGATCATGAGCGATTTGGTTACGGGCCTTTTAAGCGTGTACGCGCCAAAAGACGTGGCCGGGATAACGGCATTAACAGGGCGGATAGATAATTTACTGCAATAAAAAGATGGCAAAAAAAGAACTAGTAATTGTGCGCGTACCAGGACACGATGCGCAAAACGACGAAGGGTTTGAAAAAATAAACCAGGCGCTTAACCAGGTTGATGAAGATTATATTTTCATAATTATTCCTGACTGGACTGTTGATAGTCTGCAATTTGAATACCCTAAAAACAGCAATTTATCGGACGATGAATTATTGATTTTATCTGAAAAAGTAAAATAATGTTAGACGACGCGGGATTAAAAACAGCCTTAGAGGCTTTATATGACGGTACGCTGGACGAAGCTGCCGACAAGGAAACCGCGCGGGATAACTTTATTAACGGGCTGGTGACCGCTATCGGCAATTATATAAAATCGGCCACGATAGTTTATGCCGACGGTTTGGAAGCGCCGGGCGGCCCGGTGGGTGGTGTATTTAACGGGAATTTAACATGATAGACTACCTGGTTGACAATACCGGCGATTTACAGATCGCCAACGGAGATTTTGTAAAGGGCGACAGCACCCTGCAAAACCAAAAGGCGCTATTGATGGCGCAGCCGGGCGAATACAAACAGTACCCGACTGCCGGAGTAGGCATTATGAACTATTTAAAGGATGTTGACAATAACGACCTGTTGCGCCAAATACGGTTGCAGTTTGCACAGGACGGAATGACGGTTAAAACGCTGTCTATTGTGAACGGTGAAATACAAGTGGTAGCGCCTTATGCGGGTTGAACAGGGAATGACATTGGTTGACGCGGTGATCGCGACAGCGGGGAGCATGGAAGATTATTTCGCCTTCTGTGCGCTGAATGACTTAGGCTATACCGATGATGTGCAGAGCGGCGAAAGCCTACAGGCCACGGGCAATAAGTACCAGGCCAGCGCAAGGCTGACGAATGACCACATCACCATTAAGCCGGTGTTTACGCTATTTAACCAAACCGTGTTCGACATGGCCACGCAGCAGCTGGGGAGTTTGGAAGCGGTATTCGCGTTGGCGCAATTAAACAATATGGCCCTTAGCGATGACCTGCAAACGGGCCAGCAATTGAATTACAGCATAACGCCCTTTAATAAGGCAGTCCTGAAAATATACCAGGATAACGGGTACAAGCCCGCGACCGGCTGCACCCTTCCGGGCCAGCAGCCGCCAGTCGGGTTACAGGGTATCGGGTATTGGGCAATAGGTTTTGATTTTATAGTTAGCTAACATGGCAAGAACAATAGATTACTGGTACAAGCTTTTACTTACGCAAAAGAATAACACGCCGGGGCTTAACGGGCTGGTGGCGAACAGCAGCGCCACGCCCGACCCAAACGCCATAGACAGCACCAGCCAGGTTGCCGACTGGAATTTGTGGCTTTATGTTGTAGCGGTGATCATGTGCGTGCTGGATAACCTTTTTGACCTGCATAAAAGTGAGGTGGATACTGATTTGGCTACGCTGAAACCGCATAGCCTTACCTGGTACCAAACGCTGGCTAAAAAATTCCAGTACGGACAGGATACTATACCCGACACCGACCAGTACGCCAATACCGGCTTAAGCAGCGATCAGATCGCCGCGCAGCTCATCATCGCGCAGGCTGCGGTAACTGAAGTTAGCACAGCCACATTTATAGGGCTGCGCATGAAAGTGGTTAAACTGGTGGATGGCGTTTTTACTCAACTGGCCGACCCTGAACTGGCGGCGTTTAGCGCTTTTATCGATCAGCAAAAGGATGCAGGTGTAAATATATTGAAGCAAAGCCTTCCGCCTGACGGTTTAAAACTGGCCATACAAATATTTTACGACCCGCTGATATTGAAAAGCGATGGCAGCCGAATAGACGGGAATGCCGAAACGCCGGTTAACGATGCCATCAATGCTTATTTGGAAAGCCTGCCGTTTAACGGGGAGTACAGCGATACCAGGTTGAGCAATGCGCTGCAACTGGTTAGCGGTGTTGTTTTGCCGCATATCACCTTATCACAGGCGCAATACGGCGATTTTCCTTACACGAATATAGATGAGATTTATGTGCCTGATGGCGGTTACCTGCAATTAGCAGACGGCTACCCTATACTGACTTATACACCTTATGTTTAATATAGATTTTAACAAGCTTATCACGTGGATGCTGCCTTTTTTGCGGCGGCAGGCCGCATACTTCGCCTGGATGCAAACGCTTTG